GGTTCCTCACATTAGATGTCGTTCAGAAACTACAATTACTAATACAGAAACAAATCAAGAATATGATTCAGAAGAACATGCTACCAATGATGTAGCTGATCCTGGAACAGAAACGAAAGAAGAACACATTAGACGAGATGTAGAAATATTTGCTCCGTCTTTAGCCGATATGGTGGGTGGAAGCGACAGCGATTAAGCACTACAAGCTTCACATTCAACGTCAGCTTCATTTCCATTTAACATTACTTTTTCATCAGAAGTATCATGACATCCACACCCCTTAAGGTGCTCGGACAGTGTCTTTTCTAGTCTTAAATTATCTCTCTCCGTAGCTAATAAACGTTCGTGGTAGCGGCTCACCTTGTCAGCGAGGACAGCTATAGCCTTCAATACTTCCTGATTTTCCATTTTTTTCTCCTGATTTAAATTTTTGGGTGAGAACCAATTTAACCATATTTCGTTCCAAAGCAACATAACTTTTTTAAATTGTTTTCTTGACAAGGAAATGCTATCAAAATCCTTTTAATGGCAGTAGAACATAAATTTTTTCCAACATACGTATTAAGTTTTGATCTATCGAACCTGGATGTATCAGATTTAATAAATTCATATGAAGGTGAGGACCATACTTTAGTTAGCAGGGGTAGCAGTTCATATGGTAAATTTTCAAACATACTGGATCAGTTTCCCTTGATCGGTGAAAAATGCCAAGAGTGTATAAAGACATACAGTCAAACAATGAAATTAAAAAAAATATTTATCAGCAACAGTTGGGTTAATAAAATGACGCAGGGTGGTAAAACAAACTTACATCGGCATGAGGGCAGTGTTCTTAGCGGTGCATTCTACCTGAAATCAAATGATGACAGTGCTAGCCTTGTATTTCATAGTCCTTTAAAGCCATACAGAATGAATGATCTATTTTATGAGGACAACCCCTTGGACGTACACACTAAGTGTGTACCAGCACAGCAAGGAATGTTATATCTTTTCCCCAGTTGGTTAGAGCATGAAACAGAAATTAATCAATCAAGTGAGAGATACGTTTTAAGTTTTAACACGTGGCGCGGAGGCTTTGGAGAAATGAACTATTTAGAAAAAATGATTTATCTTAAAACACTTCCTTACGAAGAATCTAATTACAAAAATGTCAGTATTCATTACGGAAAGGAAAAAGCTATCTGTATCGAACCTAAATCCTCAGCGTTTATTTCAGAAGGAAAAATAGAGGTTTTTTGTCAGCAACCGGATAAAAAAACACTTCACTATGAGATAAATGTAAAAGAACCGGCCGAACTAAAAAATGAAACCTCAAGTAAAATATTCGTTCAACTAGACGAATGTATTTTAATGCCTAACAGACCGGGTGATTTTACCCTTCATATCAAAAACGGAATATTGGAAAATAATGACAATAATGACAACATCTGAGTATTGGTTTTGGGAAAAAGAACTGTCCCATGAAACTTGTCAAAAATTAATAGCCTTGGGAAAAGGAAAATGGAAACGAGGAATAGTAAACTCGCAAAACTCGGATAAAAAAACTTTAGATAAGATACGAAAAAGTGATGTCATATGGGTAACTCAACAATGGGTTTATGATTTAATTTGGAAGTATATGTTGACCGCAAATGAACAAGCAGGATGGAACTATAATATAGTGGCGGCTGAAAGTTGTCAGGTAACACGATATACCAAAGAGGGATTTTATACATGGCATAAGGACGGAACAGGTTCCCATAAGGAAATGCATAATATACCAGGTAATGAATTCTTGCATGGCAATGCGAGAAAACTGTCAATGAGTATTCTTCTTAATTCTGATTTTGAAGGGGGTGATTTTGAAATTTTTTCCAGCTATAAAACACCAAAATTTGAGGAAGGATCAATTATTGTATTTCCTTCTTTTATTGCACATAGGGTTGCACCTATAACAAAAGGCGTTAGATATTCATTAGTAACTTGGTTTCTGGGGCCACCTTTTATATAATATATAAAATAGGGTCTTCCACCCATCCTTTTGAATTATCTGATTGGTGTAAGTCTTCATCCCACCTATAAGACTTCCCATCATTATCTGGGTTAGGATCAGGTGCCACAATGGGAGCTTCCCATATACAAGTATCCTCATTCAAAGTCCAACTTGGAAAATCTTTTTGTGGAATAAAAGCATCTCGTATAGAATCATATGTGTGACCTGTTCCAGCATAGTTCTTTCTAAAGGGAGTTCCACCTAATTGATGAACACCCCTAAGTGTATTATAAGAAGTTTTTTTCCACGTAACCCCGCCAGCAGCTCCTACGCTATTAAAATTGTCATTAAGCCAAGAAACAGTTTCTGCTTCACCACCTAATTTATCTTCTTGAGAATTGTCAACAACATTGACTTCAAGAACTATATTATTGATATCTAATTTTGCGTAATGTGCCATATTAATTCTTTATTGAAACTTGTACTTTATTACTACTATACCGCTACCACCAGCTCCTGAACCCGAAGGATTACTCTCAATCCCACCACCTCCGCCACCAGTATTAGCAGTTCCAGGATTTCCCGAAGTGTACTGTCCTGTTGATCCTGCACCACCGCCACCACTTCCTGCAGGACCTCCCGTACCTGCAAAACTATTACCGCCTCCGCCTCCGCCTCTTGTTACAGAAGGGCCAGTAATTGAACTTGCTAAACCATCTCCTCCTTTTCCTGCTGGAGATCCCCCACCAGGGTCACCCGCTTGTCCTACTTCGCTTGCGCCTCCGCCTCCACCAGCAGTATAAGGCGAACTATGAGCACCCGCAGTACCCCCCGCATATCCTTGACCAGCAGGACTTGCAGCGCCAGCACTACCATTAGGGGTTGCAGCACCACCTCCTGAACCTCCATCTTTTCCGGTTAATGCCGTAGGAGCTGCATAGCATCCTCCACCGCCACCACCCGCAGATGTAATAGTACTAAAAACTGAATCAGCACCAGTAATTCCTTGCTGCCTAAAAGATGTTGCTGCCGTTCCGCCTGCACCTACTGTAATACTATGACCTCCAACTGGAGGACAAGCTAAACCAGTGGCGGTTCTATATCCACCAGCACCGCCTCCGCCTCCGATTGACAATCCACCTGATCCGCCACCTGCAACGACTAAATACTCTACTGTGTTAGAACCAGCTGCATTTCCTATGGAATTAACTGTAAATGTTCCATTTCCAGTAAAAATATGAATATTGTAATCACCGCTTGAGCTCTCGGTTCCACCTGAAGCGTCAATAAAACTAGCGTTAACCGCCCCATAAAAATCTGTTAATGCTATTTCTCCAGATGTAGGCACATCATTATTCTCAGTAACATCAGGAACCAGGCTTCCGCCTCTGTAATATTCACTTATAGCGTGAGGAGTAGATCCTCCAAACTCATCCACAAGATCTTGTATTGATACTGCTCCACTTGAAGGGACGGCCATTTTATTTTCCTTTTATTTTATCAACTTGACCTTGTAAGTCTTTTACACATTCAATTAAAAGAGAAACTAAACGATCATATTTAACTGCTTTAATTCCATCTTGCCTTGTTGCCACAATCTCTGGCAATACTTTTTCTACGTCTTGAGCAAGGATACCTACATCTTTTTTTCGAACAAAGTATCCGTCCTCTCCACCTTTACTATCAATATAGTCTTGTTTCCAATCAAATAAAACACCTTTAAGTTGTTTGACCATTTCCATTGGAGACGGAATTTTCGTAATGTTTTCTTTTAGAGCTATATCAGAAGAATAGAAAGCAGTAACATCATTTGTTGCCCTAATTTCACCTGAAGTTCCTGAAGCCGCAGTTGCAACTCCTAGAGAATCCATTCTAATATCATTCAATCCTGTTAAATCTTTATTTGCGTCAACTACTAATGCTTTAGAAAGTGTGACTGTTCCAGCCGTTACTCCATCAATAGTTTCTAATTCTGCTTCATTAATTACTGCACTTCCAATTGTAAGTCCGGCAGAGGTTACTACACCACTAAATGTAGCAGCGCCTGCATCAGACATATCTAAAGTCAAAGCAGTAACTGGGCTTCCACCATCATCACCTATTATTGTAAAATCTTTGTCTTGTACCGCTGTGGTTATTACTAAATCACCAGAGTTTGCTGTTGTTATTTCTGCTACATCAATAGTAGCTATTTTTAAATCTATTTGATCATCTGTGTCTGCGGTTAAACTAGTGTCTCCATCAGCATCCATAATTAATTCACCACCGTCTAAATCCACTCCATCAGTTGTAATGGATCCCATAACAGCAAATACATCGTACCAGTTGGTTCCATCCGTGGAAGCTAAACGAGTAGCTCCGTTCTCTATTGAAATAGTATTTCCTGTCGCACCTAGGCGACATGTCATTGCATAAGGACCACTTGATCCCGCATCCGTTGTAGCATTACTAATTAAATAAACTTTTTGAGTTGCGGGGAATTGAGCTATACGTACAGCACTATGAGAGCCTGTTAATCGAATATGTTTGTTTCTTGCTTGGTTGTTTGCTTGTGTTTGAGGACCGTCTACATTAGTAAGGGTAGTTACAGCAGCATCTCCACAAGCTACAGCTACGACACCTGCAATAGCGAATTCAAAGACCTGGGAAAAGTTATTATTGGTAATGGTTCCCCAAGTACCTGAATTTTCGCCTGTTACTTGTAATTCCGTTCTGAGGCCGGTTGAATAGGTTACCATTTAATCTCCTAAATAAGTTTTATTGATTATTACTAAGTTTGTCAAAACTTTTATGCAGCCTTAGAGACTTCCGTCCAACTAATAGAACTGTTTGAATCATCAACCACAGACCAAGCAAGGGTGTATAGATTTCCTGTATCGATAGTAGCAGAAACTCCAGTTGCTGTAAAGGTGGCATCTGCCGTAATTGTTAAATCACCTGGGCTCGAAGTCAATAAATTTCCTGTGGCGGCATAGCTTGATGTTTGCGTTGCGTCTCCTACTGCTGATGTTGCAGCTTGTCCTGTAGGAGTAATAATAGCTCCTGCTGCTGGGGTTACATCGCCTTCGGATGAAGTGAGACTCGTCCCTGTAACACTAATATTTTGATCCGTGGTGATAGTTTCTTCCCCTAGAGAGGAAGTCAGTCCCGCCGCTGTTGGTGAAACATTGCAGTCTGCCGTAATGGTGGATGATCCCAAGGATCCCGTTAATATTGTTCCTGTTGGATAGACGCCTGGACTAATTACGAGTGATACATCACCAACAGTGGCATCAAGTGCGGGTTCTGAAGCCGCAACAACGGTTATTTCCGCGCCAGCACTGATTGAGAATGTTCCAATGGAACTTGTTGCACTTACGCCCGTTACAAAAATAGAGGTAAGAACGTCACCTACGCTGGATGTAGCACCTTGTCCCGTTACTGTAATATTAATATCGGCACTCGCAACAGCGTCACCAGCACTTGTTGTAGCACTAGCTCCCGTTAAAGCGTATGAGCTTGCTAAAGTCCCCCAAAGATTATCACCCCAACCAATCTCTGTTCCTGTGGCTTGGTTATACTCTCGGCCCCAGCCTGAGACAGCCATGATTTATTCTCCTATGCGATTCTTAAAATTGCAGCAGTCGCTTCAGCTGCAGGGAACGTAATTGTAAATGTTCCTGCGGTTGAAGTTTTTACACCACCAAAATCTAAAACACAGACAGATGCATTGGTTGTTAAACCTGTAACAGTTGAACTATTGTAAATAACAGCAGCTTGTGCTGAAATAGTTGCAGTTGTAAATGATAAGTCTGGTGAAAAATCACACACAGCCGTATCAGTTGATAATACAGGTGTTACTGATGTTAATGCTCCGCCACCTTCTGAATAAGTGCCTGAGGCTCCGACTTCATCGGTTTGTTGAAAAACAGTTGTTGATTTACTTAAAGTTGCTTCACTATCGTAAAGCGCTAGTTTAAAAGCGTTCCCTGTCGTAGCCGTAAAATCGTGTAGGCCTTTCAGGATCTCCACTTTAAAACTGTTGCATACAGCTTGTACTATTGCCATAATAATCTCCTATGGGTTCCTTGATTCGAGAGGGATACGAATAACGCCATCCCGAAATTCGTCTCTACGGTCACGCCCCATCTCATATGTGGCGAGAGCCTGTACAGACTCGTTAAACATTTTATCATAATATTGTATCATATCTGCTGGACC